TCTTAGACCGATAGGAATATTGTATATAAACTTCCACATGTATCCATCTGGGAAAGTTATTGGATCTACGCCAGTACCAATTGGTTTGTATAGAGATTGCGCTTTGTTATTATTATCTAAACATTTGTACACGTTAAATTCATCAGTGACTACAAAGAAACGTGCATCTTCTAATCGTTGAACACCAGATGGTGCAATGTTGACTACTGCATTTGCTATTGCACCAGATCCTTGACCACCAGCGATATGAACAGATGGTGCAGAAGTATAATTAACACCTCTGTTAACTAAAACAATATCAATAACTTTACCATCAAGAATAACTGCTTGTGCAGAAGCACCTGAACCACCACCATCTGTAACAACTACGTGTGTTAGTAAAGCAGTACCACTATTAACACTACCTTCGATATGTGTTGGAGCAGTTGTACCTGTTGTACCACCACTCGCTACAATATAGTAACGGAATCCTCCATTACCATTCGCTGTTCTAATAAAAGCACCTTGTAAAACTACAGTATTTGCAGTCCATGTGACTGCTCCTGCCGAACCAACCCACACGTTGGGAGCAATACTATATCCAACACCACCAGAAACTAGATTATATCCTTGAACTTCCTTACTGTATTGATCATCATACATATCATATACAGTATTCAATTCCCAATTATATCGAGGAACAACAAACGCTACATCTGTAGGTTTGATTTCCTTAAATGTTATCATCTCGTTTCTTGTCTGCAGTTCATAATTAAAACTGTCAATTGGAAACGGAGGTGTTTCTTCAGTGTCCCATACTAAAGTTTTTCCAAGGAAATAATAGTACCTAGCGGTTCTATTTGTAATTTCGTTGTATATCCCTTCCGCAATCGAATTGTTCATGTACGATTTTAGAAGGGAAGAAGGTGCGATTGTCATTTATTTTAACTTACTGTAATTACCCAAGTGACAGCGATAGAATCGCCAGCTGCTTTGTTAACGACTGGGAAAGTAGTACGACAAAGCATAGTACCACCTGAAGCCGAGTTATTAAAAATACCTGCTTCTGTAATTGCACCAGTACCAGTACCTGCTGGGAAAGTAGCAGTTGCAGTCACAGCGTTTGTTGAAGAAGTGAATGTGGAAAGAGCTACACGTCCAGCTTCAGTTCCAAGACCAGTATCACCAACAACTGGAGTTGCTGTACCTGTACCGATAGCCATACCGTTCATAACAGTAGCTGATGTTCCAACCATGCGTGATGCAATATAGTTTTTACCAGTGGTAACAACCAAGTTTGGAATATCTAACGATTGTTTAATATTACCAGACTCATCACGAACAGTGATGTTTAATTTACCTGTAATTTTCATTGTTTCTTGTAGATTCATAGAATTCTCCTATTGTTTATCCTGTAAAGGCGGATTCGCCTACTGTATAGTTGCCAGAGTCATTGGCAAAATATGCGTCTGATTCTGGGTATGGGTGGTTATATGGTTCGAACCAAATATCTCCTCCGCTATCAATAACTGAAGTGGACTCACTGATATATTTATTCGTTGTTAATACAGCAGCATCAGTTGCTTCAAAACTAGTATCTAACTGTTTTGCAAAATCTTTAGCGTTAATTTCATCAGTTGGTACTGAACTATCCGATAAAGATTTTCCAGTATCAAACGTAGTTGTTTCGGTAAACCCTAAAGTAGATGTTTCTAATAATTTACCAAAATCTCGTAAGAAAGTACTATCTGATAATGTAAAGTCATCAGAGAGAGGTTTGTGTAAACTGAAAGTATAATAATCTATAGGTTCAATACTATCAGCTAATGCTTTTACAATATTAAATATTAAAACTACATCTGTACCATCGGTAACAAACACTTCGTCTTGGAACGCAAGAACCAAGATTTGTAGTAGAGAAGTTAGTTGTAAATCTAGATGGAATTCGTTTCTAATATCATATTCACCGAACAATGCTAGACCAGCTGGGTGAACCAGAGTCTTAACTGCTGACTTATAAGATTCTAATCTTTCGTCAATCTTAATTAGATAAGAATAGACTTGATAGTATCTACTGTCTTGAATATAGATATCGTCATCTAAGAAACCATCATTTGTTGCATAATATCCTGGATACTTTGTTAGTGGTCCAAGAGATACTTTAATAATTGCTGGATCAAGAGGGTTAATAACAATGTCTGTTGATTCATAGTAGAACTGTCTTATAATTTCACCAGCATATGTACCATCCCAAGCTGGACCATGAATACGAACATATTCTAATGTAGCAGTTCCATTTGCAGCAGATACTGGTAATCCAGCAGTTCCTGAACCAGATCCTGCTCCAGTTGCTGTAAACTTTACACCAATAGCGTTTTCTGAAGCACCAATTGCAGTAAAGTCAGTATTACCAACAGAAGTAATTACATATGTTGTTCCGTTTACAAAAGATCCAGCATTTACTGTGGATGTGATCTTATGTGTTGGTGGTACATTTGATGTTGTGCCACCAGTGGTCGCTTGATATAATCTATCTTGATAGTATAGTAATGTTCCAGTAGCATATACTTTGCTAGCTTCCCAAACAGTTGTTACATCCTGTACATAGTCAGCAGTATTAATGTAACCTTGTTCTCTAAATCCAGAACTAGTTTCAAAAATCTGATAGTTATTAACATTACCAACAGTGGCAGTCGCTGAAGCACCAACTCCAGTTCCGTCTACAATAATTACGTTTGGTGTAGTTACATAACCACTACCATTAGTGGCTACTTGAATGCTAGTGATAACACCACCAACTACAGTTACGCTACCGATAGTTGCAGCTGTAGTAAATCCACCACCACTTAAAGCGACTGTTGGTGTCGCTGAATATCCAGAACCACCATTTGTAATTTGTATAGATGTTACTGCATTTGATACTGTAGAAGTATTAATTGCAGTAGTACCTAAACCAGTTGTTGTTTGTCCTGTCTTAGAAATAAGTGTAGCAGTAAAATCTGTTTCATAACGAATACCATACTTAACAAATTCTGCTGCTGTAATACCGCCATCGGTGTCAACGCTTTTTACTTTTAAAATTGATCCTGCGCCATCACCATTCTTAATCTCATAAAGTTCACCAACTTTAAAATCTTTACCACGTTGTTGTATTGCAATTTTAGATGTAGTTGATACGATTGTACCATCAAAGATGCCTTCGTAACGAACTCTATCACCAACAGCCACCTCACCAAAGAAACGACGATCAATAAAGAATTCATACGTGTCTTGAGAGATTTGAACGAAACGATCTATCTGAATCTCAACATCTTGGCGACGATCGATAAGAACACGAATAATTTTAACTGGTGTGACAACTTCAACTAATTTACCAACAATAGAGTTTGGATCACCAGCATTGACTTTAATAAAAACAGAGACATCCTGATTCCAACGACCATCGGATGCTCTTAAAATTTTCTTACCAGGATAATCAACTGTTACATCTTTATTGAATAGAAGTCTAAACAATAATTTAAAAGATGCTTCTGAACCTTTTGAAAGATACTTGTCTTTTATATTTGTTAATAAAAACTTTTCATTTACATCTACATTTGGCAGATTAAATGCAAGTTCAGATCTAAAATACTGAATAAAATTATCTAAAGTTTTATCAATATCTCGTAATGTATAAAGATCAGCATCTTGAGTTCCAAGCCATTCATAGTATGCTTCTAAGAAAGCAACGAATGTTGGATAGTCCTCCCTGATAAACTCAGGAAGTTGTTTTGAAACTATCGATGATAATTTTGGTTTAGTTATCATTATGAACGACTAGTTGTAAACACGTAATTCTTACCTGCACGTAGATCGCCATTAATAGTTTGATCTGGTATTGCAGTGACAGTTAAATGCTCTGGAGCAATCTGTGCTATTTGAGTGTAAGCAGAAACCACATCATTAGATGATGGTTTAATAGACAACTCGAAATCAACACCTGCTACAGAAGAAATTAAAAGGTTTTTAATATTAATAATTCCTTCTGCATAATCGACAGTTCCAATCGTAGGATCTACAATAATTTTTTCTGCAGAAGAACCAATATAAAATAAACGAATATTTCCGACACCATCATCGTCAAGATAATAAACATTATTGTCTACTTCTGATAGGTAAAACCCAGTCGAACGAATAGAGTCTTGAGGGATGCCAGTTGTATAAATGGGATTAACAATGTTAAGCAGATATTGTGCACTAACATTATATCGTGGACTAATCTGTCTTCTGATTAAAACAGTTGTATTGTTACTTAAAATACTCTTTTCTGTATTGTCGATTAAACGACTTAGTTTTGAGTGACGATAAATTCCCTCAAACTTTTGTAAATCTTCTTCATCATAATTTGTAATCGTATCTCTCACCAGATTCTGTATCTCAGCCATAGTTCTAGTAGTTGAACGTGGATCATAATAAACAGTTACATCTAATGCAATATTAAGATACTCTGGATCTAGTAATTCTGGAATAACAGAAACTACGTTTTTACTACTAAGAATACTATTAACAATTTGAGACTTTTGTGCATTTGTCAATTTATTTGCAGATTTTGGTTTCACACAAATAAATGTTTTACCGTAAACTGGAGGATTATTATCTTCACCACCCCAAACAGTTACTGATGCTGCTTCTGAGAATTGATTGTAAATAATAGCTTTATAATCGTCTGTAGTTACTGCACGATTTTGTGCAGCATAACTTCTTGGTGCATTAAACTTAATACTATTAACAGTTTCTGGTGCATCACCATTTCCTGCAGGTGATACAGTAGAAACAGAAACAACAGATGTGCTATATGGAGACGATCCATTATAACTAAACAATCTAGCACCATTTGGTCCATCTAAAGAAGAAACCATATAGTCAATATTAACTACATTACCATTTTGTAATCCTTGACCAATTACACCATTACCAAAAGTTAATTCGTACAACCCATCATCAATTTCTTTAACCCAAAATACTCTAGTTTCTGCACCAGCATCAACTAAAGAAGTTGATTTGGTAAATGTGTTAAACTCTGAACTCTGTGCATTTTCTTGAACACGAACTCTTAAAGTATTTAAGTCAACATTAGCGTTTGGAATAATGTATCGTGTTCCTGTTGCAACAGTATATCTAAATGATAATGGTTCACCTTGTCTAATAACTACGTTTGGTACTGTATAAGATGTTGCTGGACCAGCTGAAGAAGTAATTGGCTCTATGTTATAGAATGAATATGTTTGACCATCAATTGTAGTAGTAAACTCACTATACGCTGGAATAGAAACAACCTGTGGACCAGCAGCTGATGATGTAATTGTAATGTTTACTGTTGCTTCTGCACATGTAGCAGAACGTGGGGTATACCCAAGCATTTTAGCAAGAGAAACCACGCTGTTTCTTTTAATTGCAGAGTCTAAGAATAACTCATTAACTGCCAGATTATCATACAATGCATTGTAGTGAGTATTGTATGCAAGAATGTCTAATAGAACACTTAAACCTGAACCCTCAAAGTCGTAGTCTTGAAATTCAGCCTGTCCTTTTAGGAATTCTTTAAGATTGGCTTTGATTTGATCAAAGTCTAATTCCGTAACATTAATTTTTTTATTTTCTGCCATTTATCGTGTTCTCTCTAAAACTAGATCTAGAGTTAAAGGTCTTTCAGTGTTTACGATTTTAAATGTAATAGTTACATAAAGAGTATTTCCATCTGGATTAAAATCGACCACTACATCTATTAATTCTACTCTAGGTTCGAAATTATTGACTAGATCAAAAATTGCCTTACGCATAGAAACAGCCAACATCGGTGAGGCTGGTTCGAATAGTAAAGATCTAACTTGAGAGCCAATCTCGCTATGGAAGGGTCTTTCGTAGTTAGATGTTAAAATTAGGTTTTTCAGCGACTGTTTTATAGCATTATCGTCGTACTTACGAACGATGTCCTTAGTCACTGGGTGAGCAGTGAAGTTAAGGTCTAAGTCTGAAAAGATTCTTGCGTTTCGTGCCATATTCTTATTTAGGTTATTCTATGAAAGAATTTGCAGATCCTTCTGCACAAGTGTCGCCACAGGTTATATCGTCGCCAATTCGAGCAGCTGCAAAGGTCTCTATAAAAGTTTTAGTTGATCCCATCGATGGTGCTCTTTCTTCGTCTGCATGAGTTACAACTCCACACGTATGAGGTGCGTGCTGGCACTGCGGATCAACAACACCAGCCAAAATACCATTAAAAAAGGTTTTAGTGACTGGAGTTTGAATTAACGGAGTCGGGGCGAAACATCCATGCCCTGTAGACATGTCATTCAGACGTATTACCGCTGGCATCTGATATAAGTTCCTTTAAGTTTAATTGTCCAGGAGTCCAGTTTAGATCTTGGGCTAGTATAGTGTAAGTTTGAGATGCAACTATTGTATTCGGAAATAACGGATTATATGCTTCAGCCAAATACGTGAAAGTTCTACTTCGAGTTGTATCAGCTTTAAACGAAACAACTTCTGATAATCCCACTCTATTTACCTTTTCAAATACGCTACCTTCTGGTGCACCAAGAGTTGTAATTATGGTAATAGTTCCACTCTCATTTCTTGTACTTAGAGAATCGTTAAAGATCCCCTTGTAAAATCCAGAAATAACTCCAGGATTGCCTACAGTAAACAATATGGTGTTAGGATTTACCTGTTGTGGTGTGATCCTAATCGTATAATACGTATTTTCCCCCGCAGGCACTGGTGGAATTGCCAATGGATCTCCTGCTGCTCCTTCTTCATAGTATTGTATATTATGAGTGAAAGATTCTAACTCAGCATGAGTTCCCAATAAAGTTTCAGTTGGTGTCCAAGGCATAATTATGTCTTACTTGGTCGCCAAATGCCAACAATACCACCACGTGCTGGTGTCCAACCACTTGGCCAACTAATTGTTACGTCGCCTGAGTTTGGATTATTGTCTCTTGATTTACCACCCTGATTACCACCAACAAAAGTTAATTTACCATTTTGTGCAGTATAAACAAAGTTAACGTGACCAAAATCCCACAAAACAATATCTCCACCTTGTGCATCTGCAGGGTTAACTTTAGTTGCATTAAACTTAGATGCAGAATCTCTAATTGCCCAAGATGAAGCTGTTTGATAATAACGATATCCGCATTGTTTTAGCGTCCATGCTACAAATCCCATACACCATGGAGTTTGGTCTGTTCTCCAGTATGATTGATTTGGATATCCAAGATCGATCCAGATGCGAACAATATTCTGATTAGATGGATTACCACCCATACCAGTTTCTCTCCAGTAGAAATTTTGTTTAGTTAGCTCAAGTTGTTTCTGTAAGAATGCTGGAATATCTCCAGGTGCTGCATCAGATTTTAAACTCTGTCCTTGTCCAGAATCTTTTGGTGTAGGAGGAAGATTAGGTTTAACTCCATTTTCTTCTGCTTTTGGATTATAGTATCTCGATGGATTGCTGACATAGTCATTGATTGTCGCTTCATTATCCTCTTCAATTGAATACTTTAAATCGACTGGTGGAGATGGACGAACAGGAGTTTGCAGATAACCAAATTGATTCGCTCGTGCATCACCAGATTCTATAAATGATAATCCAGTAGCCTCAACTGCTGCTTTCTCTGCTCCATTACCAAAATCACCACGAGAATAATCAAGACGCATATTACCGTCAGTCTGCAGTTGCATCGAACCAGAACCTGTAATTAATGCGTTTCCATCTGCAAGTGCGTTTATATTACCAGCTGTTTTGAAATTTAAATTAGCTGCTTCTACAGTATAAGAACCAGCAACTTTAGTTTTCATATCTCCACCAACTGATAAATTTAAATCATTGGCAACAGAGATGTCAGCTTGATTTTTAAGATTGATAACAGATTCACCCTCAACTTCTATATCCGCATTTCCTTGAACAAGAATACTTACACCATTACCAACAGTTAGTATACAACGTCCACCAATAAATATTGATCCGTTTTTATCAATAATCGTATATCCGTCACCAACAATTTTATTAACCTGTGTTCCATTCGCATCAACGTCTAAGAATGTTCCCTGACGATGATACAGACTAATATTTTCGTGAGTTGGTGTATCATCCATAATAAACAGATGACCAGATTCAGATTCGTATACTTTTGAGAATGGATATTTACCACCGAACGGAGCAATTGGTTGCTCCCATAACTCAGTGCTATTTGCGATAGGAATTTGTTTTGTTCTGGTTGAGTCTTTATATTCAATAGCAGTTTCTTTAATCACACCACGTGCAAGACGATTGGTATCTGGTTCATCCATTAAATTACGTAGTGGATATTTACCATTTGGATCTTGGAATCCAACTGATGTTGATGAAGAACGATCTTCTAGTAATGCTGCCTGTTTTGCAGGTGGAAGATCTTTAACTTCTTCTTTAGTATAAGTCTTCTGTTCGTCTGCTGCAGGCTTGTTTGTTGGTTCAACTGTTACAGTTCCACCAAGGAAATACTCATAGTACTTCTGTTTCTTTTTATACCCAGTACCATTAGCATCAGCACCTGTTCTCTTTAGTGCAGCTTGGAAATATCCAGGATCGTTTTGATCATGTTTAACGAACAGACCATAAAACGCTACTGTTGCAAGAGCAGCAATCTTTGGGTCATCAAGAAGTGACTTAGGATTATTAACAAAGTCTACTTTAATTCCTCTTCCTGCAAGGTAATTTTGTAGTTTAGTATAAAGTGCTTTACCAGTAATCTGATTGAATCCACGACCAAAATATTTTGCACCATCGTCTGGATCTTTATGACCAACTAATTTACCATTACCTGTTGGTGAGTAGATTTTTCTAAAAAACTCTTCTCGTGTTCCTTGCCACTTAACATATGGTTGCGCTGACTCTACTGTTGGAAAAGTTAATCTAAAAATTTTTGCTAAAGATTCTGCACTACTATAATAGTATCCTTCTTCAAGAACCTGCCATGCAGATTCTCCTCCGCAAATACCCAGAATAGCACACTTTGCATATTTCGTTTTAATACCAACTTCGTCACAGGCTTCAAGTAAGTACTTAATATTCTGTTCTGATACAGATGGCTTTGATGTTGACCCTGGAGGTGGTTTGGTAGGAATAGCTTGTTTTAAAACATCATCAGATGGTTTGTTTGGTACAGGTTGTGCAGTAATATCTGGCTTTGGAGCAGTTGCTGTAGAAGGTGCATCTGGCATTGCTTTACCAGTTGCCTCTGCTGTACCGACTTGAACAGGATTACCAGAACCATCAACTACAGGATTACCAGAATTGTCTGTTAGAATACCACCAGAAGTCGCAAGAATATTATCAGTTGATTCTTCTTTTGCTAACTCTGCAGCTTTTGTTTGCGGAATACCACCGATAGATCCAAGCATAATCGGTTGTTGAAGATCTTCATCACGAAACATGATAACAACCCATGTTCCTGTAACTGGTCCAGTTGGTGACCAACCAATTCCACTAACTGCAGCAGAAGTGACAGGTTGCATTGGATATGCCCATGGTAAGTCTGCTGTTGGTAAAACATTTTTATCCTCAGTGTGTAAACCGAGAATACGAACCTGACAACGACCAACTCTTAATGGGTCATCTCGATTTTCAACTACGCCAGTGTATAAATTCATTATTTCTTCCCGTCAAGATCTCTTAATAACGATTCTTTAAATACTTCCATTGTGCACTCGTGTTTTTCTCTATCAATATAATGATTTATTGCGCCAACAATATAAGCACCTGAGAAAATTCTATCGAGTGTATCAGTATCATTCGTTTGGAATGGTTCCATTCTGTTTAGATTTAAAATTATCTTTTGTCCAACTGTGTAATCTGTTCTACCAGCCACAAGGATTTGGATTTTACTTGCATCAGCCTGTTTCATTAACGAAACACGCTTTTGTATAAAGTTAGAATTTGTAACATCTCCAAAACCACTAAAATTGCCGTGATACTTTGGGGCAGTGGTAATAAGAGAAGCATATCGATAAATGACAGTCTTTGCTGCCATTGCATATGGGTTTAGATGTTTATCTGTTTGGAAACTCTGAAGCATATCAAAGTTTTTACTACCAAATCGTTTTGTAGTTAGATCATGACTGTATTGTTTTGAGCCATATAAACCAGAACGAATACGATCCATATAATCAAACGCTGTTGGTATATGTATTTCTTGTATACGACGAAAATCTTCTGCTACGTTTCTGGCTGATCCACCACCTGCTCTATCATCTCGCTGATAGTTATCAAATACAAACTCTTCCATAACATCGTTATTGGTATAAAGAGATTCTAATGATACAAAATTAAATCCTGCTCTATTCTCAAAGAAAACATATGACGGAGATCCGTTTTTATTTACAGAAGTATTTGCAACATAATTTAAACATCTAACTGGATTCCAAAAATTAGAAACAAACTTGGTGTTGTTTTTAGTTTCTTCTAAATTAATCTTTCTCGACAGCTGCAAACCAAGAGTTTTATCTGTCATTAGAGTATTTGCTATATCAGAGCATTTACCAGAAAGAGTTTTGCTAAGACGTTTGTTTAAATCAATAAGTGCTTCTTGAGTTATAAAGTGTAACTCGTATACAGTAGTTCTATCACCAACCATCTCACGATTGGTCATTTTAAAAATATAGAATTTACCTTCAATCGGATTCTTTAAAGAAGGTGTTGAAATTTTCATCTCAACAAATTCCTCTCCGACAAACGGAAACATGTTAATTAAATCTAATGAATCTTTTACAACTAGCGTACCAGTAATAAATGGCGAAAACAAGTCTTCAAAAACTTGTATCGCTATTACTTGGTTGGTGATATCCTGAAAAAGCCCATTCGGTGTTACCACCTGGATTTTTTCAATATTTACGTCACCTGCTGTTCGTAAAACTTGAGAGGTTTGCATTATAACAATTCACCAAACTGTTGAATAACTCTGTCCACCATAGCTGGGGTAATAACTTTAATTCTGCGTTTGCTTTCGTTTAATCTATCTTCATATTGCAGATTACTTACTGATGTTGCTCCAGGTGCATCATAATTAACGATATATCCCTTAGCATCTTCATAATGATGTGTAGCATTTTTATTTGCTACACCATATTTGTCTTCTACATATTTAACTAAGTTAGGATATGATAATGGAAAGTCTGCAATGTAATCAAATCTCTCATTTAGTAGCATTAAGATCCAATGATAGCTTGAGTTACCATAAAGTTTCTCGGCTATAATCTCTGGTGTTTCATCGTCTACAATATCATACTCATCCCACAGAGATATGTTTGATAGCAACTCTGCACGAAAACGAACATTTCTGGTAATGTCAGTTATTAAAATAACTTTCTTTTTACCAGCAACTTCAAACTCATAAACAAACTTTGGAAAGTCCTCGAAATACATTTATTATAATCCTTCCACGATTTTATCTTTATCCATAAGTGAAAGTTCACGGAAACTCATTGTTACGTTTATCTGAGTTGGCATACCATTTTCAAATGCAGTAAATGTAGCATTTGGTGTATAGTTTACGTTTAGTTCTGTTAATACGCAAGAGGTATGACGATGAATATTTGTGTTCTCTTTACCATTTGTATAGTAAGAAATATCAAATTCAGATGGATAAATGTATAGAAATTTATTTGAATCTTTAAACTCTGGATGCATGTGCAGCTTAAATGCCTTAATAATTCTTAGTACATTCTCTGCTTCTTTAGGATCACGTGGGAAAAACTGATAATCAAACTGAAATGTCCTAAAGTCAACACCCTTAAATACTTGTTCTTTACGTGGATTAGCTGCAAGACCAGTTGCAGCTGATACTGCTCCAGCGTTTGGTCCAGATGTTAAACCAAGATTCGCCACTGCTGCTTTTGCTGGCGCAGCTAGATTGTCTATGTTCTTTTGATCAAGTGCTTTCATTGCAGCTTCACCAAGAAGTGGTGCCATCATAGCAGTAGCTGTTTCTTCTTCACCCCACTGAAGACCGTAACGAATGTTTAGCTGATTTGGAATATGTAGAGCAATGGCAGTCTTTAATCGTTTCTGTGCACGAGTTGTGGAAGCAGCGATATTTGCTGCAGCACCTAAAGCAATTGCCCCTGGAGCAGCTGCCACAGCAGCACCTGTTAATGCTTTACCAGCACCGAATCCACCAGCGATTGCACCCTTAATAGCTGTACCTGCAACTGCGCCAGCAACTAGTCCAGTTTTCGATAGATTTTCTGCTAGAAGTGGACCACGATCTCTGGTGAAGGAAACATCATCAGTGATTTCTTCTGTTGGTCCATTTTTGTTGTTTAAAAGTTTAGAGTCTACAGCGACGTTAATATAGAAAATTACATAGTTTCCACCATACTGATTTGCAGTATAGCCAGTTCCTTCTCCCATCAAATCTGCGGGATACATGTGTTGCTCTATCTTGTACTTGTCTGCTTTAAAACTTCGACTTTGTGCGTCAGCTTGCGCTCTATTTGCTTCTGTCTGTGTTGTCATTATTGACCCTTAGACTAAATAATTGGTTATGTTACTCTTTATTTATTCAATGTTCCATAAAAGATTTTACAAACCGATATTCCCAGAAAAGTATGCAGGAGATCCTACAAACATCATTATGCGTAGTTCTTGGGAAACTATGTTCGCTAGTTGGTGTGATAAGAACCCATCTGTAATAAAATGGAGTTCAGAGGAAACAATCGTCCCCTACAGATGCCCAACCGATGGTAAAATTCATCGTTATTTTGTAGACTTTAAAATCACTGTAAAAGAGGGTAAGACATTTTTGGTCGAGGTAAAGCCAGAGAAACAAACTTTACCACCAGTGTATCCTGGAAAACGAACACAAAGATATCTAACGGAATCTCTTATATTTATGAAGAATCAGGCTAAGTGGGATGCAGCTAAGAACTATTGTAAAGATCGTGGCTGGGAATTTAAAATCATCACCGAGAAAGAGTTAGGGTTGACCCCTAAATAATCAATATGGCTAAACAACCAATTAAAGACGTTTTCGAGAGAAACAAGTACGACTTACAGGCAGCTGTTAAAAAGTCTCGTTCTTGGTTCGATCGCCAAGTGCAAATGCTTGCAAAGGAGAATCTCACTCCTCAAAAGATTATTTCTGGGAATACAGATCAAATATCTACCACTGTAATCCCTGGACATCTATACATGTATGTGTATGACCCAAAACTAAAAGAAACTCTACCATATTACGATAGATTTCCTCTGGTTTTCCCATATAGAAAAACGCAAGATGGGTTCATTGGGTTGAATATGCACTATCTTCCATATAACCTACGTATCTTACTTTTAGATACACTGTTGGTTTTTAGGAACAATAGTAGGTACGATGAGACCACTCGACTAAAATACTCGTGGGCACTTATAGACGGAGTATCAAGATATAACGCTGCAAAACCTTGCATAAAACAATATCTGGTTTCTCATGTAAGAAGTCAATTTAGAAGAATCAATGCAGAAGACTGGGCAACAGCCATGTTGCTTCCAGTTGAGAGATTCGTCGGTGCATCAAAACAAGAAGTTTGGGCAGATTCCAGAAGAATTATTAGGACACGATAATGACCATAGAAAGATTTATAGCAGAGGTTAAAACTAACTCTCTAGCAAGAACAAATCGCTTTGCGGTTTTGTTTAACCCACCATCTGGTGTTTCTCCGTCAGATCTAGATTCAATTTTATTGTTCTGCGATACTGTTCAGATTCCAGGAGTGAACTATTCTACTGTTCAAAATAGAACATTTGGTGAATTCCGTGAAGTGCCTTACGAGAAACTATTTGAAGCAATCAACATGACTTTTTATGTAGATGTCAACATGAGAGTCAAAACATTATTTGATAATTGGGTTAACGTAATTCAACACCCACAGACTAGAGCATTTAACTATTACAGCGAGTATATTTCAGATATGGTTATTGAAGTTCAAGATACTTTGAACAATACTCGATATGAAATCGAACTTCGTGAATGTTACCCAAAAACAATATCAGCTATACAACTTGATAATGCTGGTAAAGATTTGATGAAACTAAACGTAACTATGCAATATAAGTATTGGTTCGCTACACCTAAAGTTGTTCTTGAGAGTGAAGAAGAAATTCCTGATGTTTGGTATGATGAATATAATGATAATTTCGACAACTTTCAACGAAACCTAAACACTGTCGTTGCTGGATATGATGATAACATTATCACAGGCAACGGTATGACATATGGTATTAATGAATTACCTGGATTGGTAACATTCTAATGACTGAGTTCTTCGCATTCTTTACAGTTAAAACAACGCTGTCTTTATTGCTAGCGTTACTAGTTCTCATCGTTATCTTAACGATGATTGCGATGCATCGCAATCCAGATGACGCATTTGATATTAAAGATCTAGTTAGTAAAGATGGAAAACTAGACGAAAAGAAGTTTACTCGATTTGGAGCATGGGTAGTTTCCACTTGGGGGTTTGTATATCTTATCGTAAACGATAAATTATCTGAGTGGTACTTTATTGGTTATATGGGTGCTTGGGTGGCTAACGCAATTCTAGATAAATTTGCAAATAAAAATAAGGAACAATAATGTATCAATACAAAGCAAAAATCCTAAAGGTATTGGATGGTGATACTGTTGATATAGACCTAGATCTAGGATTCAACATTGTGTTGGCAAATCAACGTGTTCGTATGGCTGGAATTGATACACCTGAATCTAGAACTACAGACTCTGAAGAAAAGATTCGTGGTCAGCTGTCTAAAAAGAAACTAGCTGAAAGATTACCAGTTGGATCTTGGGTTAGAATTGAGACACAAAAGTCTGATAGCAATGATGACAAGTTTGGAAGAATTCTAGCAGTGTTCATTATGGAAGACGGCACGAGTTTAAATCAATGGATGATTGATAACAACTACGCTGTTCTCTATAATGGCGAGAATAAAGAGTTGGTGCAAGAAATGCATCAGTACAATAAGAAGAAACTAATTGAACGTGGTGAATTAAAATAATGAAAATCGATGATTCGTTATCCAAAGTATTTGATGTGGAACCTATTGTAAACTCTGAGGTGATTGCTAAAGACGGTAAAGTTATAAAACCATCTGATAGCAAAATTGAAGATGATTATGAGGTTTCTCGTAATAACCTTAGAGTGATTTTACAACAAGGACAGGAAGCACTCAACAAAGCACTTGAAGTCGCTCAGCAGTCAGAGCATCCAAGAGCATTTGAGGTTGTTGGAAATCTAATGAAGCAACTGGCTGACATTAATCAGCAATTATTAGATTTACATCAACAAAAACAAAAACTAGATGAACCATCTAAGACCGAAAAGGCTAAACAGGTTACAAATAATGCTATCTTTGTCGGTAGCACAACTGAGTTGAATAAACTTATCAAAAATATGTCTAAAGGAGATTAATAATGGCTTTACCATTAAATAGTACACCAGTCTATAGTCTGGTTATTCCCTCAACAAAGAAAAGTGTAAATTTTAGACCATTTCTTGTGAAGGATCAGAAAGCACTGTTGCTGGCACAGCAAAGTGAGAGTGATAAAGTGATGGTTGACACACTAAAGACTGTCATTAAGTCTTGTATAACAGAACCAATTGATATCGACAGTTTAGCAATGTTCGATCTAGAGTATATCTTCACTCAGCTAAGAGCAAAGTCGGTTGGCGAGACTGTAGACTTAATAATGTCGTGTGATGTGGATCACGGAGAACAGAACAAAAACGCAAAAGTACAAGTTAAAGTTGATTTGAATCAAATTCAAGTTACATCAAAAGATGATCACGATAAAAAGATACCTTTATGGGGAGATGTCGGGATCGTTATGAAATATCCTTCAGTTGACACTCTTAAAAAGTTTCAAACTATTAATGAGTCTGACACTGATGGAATCTTTAATATGATTTCTCAATCTATTGAATACATCTATAACAGTGACGAGATTTTTCATACAAAAGATCAGTCAAAAGAAGAAATGTCTGAATTTGTTAATAACCTAACAACCGAGCAGTTTCAAAAGATTCAACACTTCTTTGAAACAATGCCAAAGTTATCTTATGATGTTAATTATACATGTCCAGTCTGCTCCAAACATCATGTGGCTAGGTTGGAGGGAATGGATAGTTTTTTTTGATAAACCTTTGTCACGACAATTTGAGTAACTACTACAAAATGAACTTTGCTTTATTGCAATATCATAAATATTCGTTGACAGAGGTTGAAGAAATGATTCCATTTGAACGTGAGATTTATGTGCATATGTTGATTAAACATTTAGAAGAAGAAAAACGAAGACTAGAGAGCAAACGATAATGCAGTCAATCTTACAAAGCCAGAGATCAAACATAGTAGCCTTTCCAGCCCAACAGGGTGGCGCACCAGTTCAATCTAAAGAAGACCAGATTGAAAATATGAAGATGATGGAAAGGCAGAACAAACTTCTAGAAAAGATTGAAGAAAATACTAGAAACACTGGCGAAAAAGAAAAGAAAGCTGAAGAGAAACCAGAAGATATGGGTTTAGGTGCAATAGCTACTGCTATTGCAGTAGCTGCTGGTACTATTGCTGGATTGGTCACTGCTTGGGTCAAGACTGTTAAGTTTTTCGTTACTGGAATTGGTTTAGCAATTGAAAAAATGGTAATATTCTTATCAAGATGGTTTCCATCTTTAAGAAAACTCCTATTTAACATCGAGGTAACATTTGTATTGTTAGTTGAAGGTATGAAAAATATCTTCAAGAATGCAGTAGGTTCAGTTCGTACTGTATTCAGTAATATGGTGGGTAGTGTTACCAAAGTACTAGAACCAGCAATAAATTTCTTTAAAGGAATTTTTGGAGAAGGTTCAGCAATTGGAAAAATCGTAACTTCAATTAGGACAGCTGTCACTAACTTTATCACTCCAATTATGGAAGGATTTAAAGTGATGACTGAGACAAGTGGAGTGATTGGTAAATTTGTCACATGGGTTAAAAGTGGTGTAACTGTTGTAGTAGAATGGTTCGGTAGTATTGGTAAATTCTTCTCAGGTCTTGGTACATCGCTTGGTCAATTCGGTAAACTATTTGGTGCTGTTTCTAGCGTTGTTTCTAAAATCGCATATCCATTAATGATCGTTATGGCTGTTTGGGATACTATCAAAGGTGCGATCGCAGGATGGGAAGAAGGTGGATTAGTCGGAGCAATTGGTGGAGCGATTAAAGGATTATTCAACTCGCTAATTGGTGGTGTTCTTGATCTAATTAAAGGAGCAATCTCGTGGATTGCTGGGGCATTAGGATTCACTGCAGTTGAAGAATTTTTAGATTCCTTCTCGTTTGGTGATATCTTTGGGGCATTCGTAGACGCAGTTCTCTTTATACCAAAGAAAATACAAGAGTTTATTGTTAGTCCAATCGAAACAATGAAAAAACTTGGTGCAACTGTCATGGAACTGTGGGAACAGATTCCAGATATTATGTCTGCATTTATTGATGCTGTGATGTGGTTACCTAAAACACTATTTGGATTAATCGATGAATATATCGTTCAACCACTATCAAATGTATTTAAACCAGTAACAGACTTCTTTAAAAAGATGAAGGAACAGGTGTTTGGATTTTTCGAAGATTTCGGTATTCCAGAAATTGGGTTTACTATTCCAATTATTGATAAGAAAGTATCAATTGGTCCATTCTATCCATTTCGTCCAGAACAAGGATCGAATCGTGTAGGAGGAAGTACATCACTAACACAGACAGATTCTGCTACAGGTGGTACCTCTAACTTAAATCAAAATGTCATAACAAGTGGACAAGAAGGTAGAATTAATAGAGAAACAGGTGAGACATATTACAGAGAAGATAAAACTAATGTTTTAACAACTACTGAAAAAGTTGGTAAAGGTGGTAGTGCAGTATTCCAACAAAACATGGCAACTTTTGATCCGAAAACTGGTAAAGCTACAATAAGTGGTGATGCTGGAGAAAAAGAAATTTCAAAAAGAGCATTTGGACAAATTAAACGATCTGCTCAAAAAGGTGGAGACAATGATGCAATCGCCGAAATTATTAAAGAAGATGAAGCATACCAAAAATTAGGATTTTTTGATAGAAGAAAAGTCGATGTTGGTTATGCCAAGGCAACTGATCTTCTAGCAGCTAAAGAAGCTAAAGAAAAGCCAACAGAAGCACAATCAGTACAACCTGCACAACAAGTACAACCTTCAGCCCCTGCAGCATCGACTCAACAAACAGGGGTAACTCCAAATGCAGGCGGAACTCCAAAAGAAAAAATTGCTTATGCAAAAGATAAAATCGCAGTAG